CATCGAGATTGCTATCGCAACTGGGATTCCAATGCCTTACTGGACAGATATCGACCAAGTAATGACGGCAATAGATATATTAAAGGAGCGTAGCGGTGGCAGATGAGTTACCAATCAGCTATGACAAACGCGAGCTCCGTTCAATCATTGCCGCTTTCAAAGCGATGGATGATGAAGCCGTTAGCCAAGCTAAACAAGAATCTAGCGCGCTGGCTACTTATGCAGCAAACGAAATCAAAGCCTTTGCACTCACAAGGACTTTTGGTCAAGAAGCAGTTAGAAGAATTGCAACAGGCGTTAAAGTCTCGGCCAGTTCCAAAATCGGAGAGTTCTCTTATGGCTTCGCAAGTCAGCGCTTTTCTGGTGGCGGTAGCACACAAAAACTCTGGGCGGGTTATGAATTTGGATCTAATCGCTATCGTCAGTTCCCCAGAAGAACACCAAGCAAAGGTCGCGGAAACGCTGGCTACTTTATCTACCCAACCCTTCGTAAGATTCAGCCTGAATTGATTAAAAAATGGCAAGAAGCATTTTCCAAGATACTGAAAGAGTGGGATAAGTAATGGCTGGCAGTAGAACGCTCAAGCTCTCAATTCTTGCTGATGTTGCTGATCTCAAGAAAAATCTTGATAGTGGCTCTAAAGAGGTTGAAGGCTTTGGCGGTAAGTTAGAAAAGTTTGGCAAGGTTGCAGCAGCCGCCTTCGCAGCAGCAGCTGCAGCGGCAGCGGCCTATGCAGTCAAGTTAGCGGTTGATGGCGTTAAGGCAGCTATTGAAGATGAGGCAGCCCAGAAGCGATTAGCCAATGCGTTACAGAATGTAACTGGTGCGACTGAGAAGCAAATTGCAGCAGTTGAAGAACAAATATTAAAGACTTCGCTTGCTACTGGCGTTGCAGACGATAAACTGCGACCAGCCCTTCAGCGCTTAGCAGTTGCTACAGGATCAGTTAGCAAGTCTCAAGATTTATTAACCCTAGCACTAGATATTTCTGCTGCTACTGGCAAAGATGTAGAAGCCGTATCAAATGCCCTTGGTAAGGCTTATGAAGGCAATACAAGCGCTTTAGGCAGACTTGGTATCGGTTTATCCTCAGCAGAAATCAAAACCCTTGGACTAGAGGGAACAGTAAAACAATTAGCCAATACCTTTGGCGGAGCAGCAACAGTTCAAGCCAATACTTTTGAAGGTCAAATAGCAAGACTTAAAGTCGGCTTTGATGAAGCCAAGGAATCAGTAGGAGCTGCCTTATTGCCTACCCTTCAAAGACTTTTGGACTACTTTATAAACACAGTTATCCCCAAGTTTATTGAGTTCAAAGATGCAGCACTAAAGCCAGTTACTGATGCGATTGCTAGAAATAAAGATTCTCTAACTATCCTCTACAACTTTATTAAAGATTTTGTAGTTCCAGTTTTAATCAATAACCTTGGTGGAGCACTTGGATTTATTGGTAAAGTCGCAGGTGGAATTCTTGATGTAATTGGCGCAGTAGTTAATGGAATTAAAAGCGCAGTTAATTTTGCCATTGATGCAATAAATGTTCTTATTCGAGCTTATAATGCCGTCCCACTTTTGCCTAATGTATCTACAATTTCTAAGCCATCATTCTCAGCCCCTAGCACTCCAAGCAGTTCAACACTTCCAAAGATTGCTACTGCTCCAAGCCCAAGCGTCCCAGCAGCTCCTAAGCCATCCACTACTCCAAGCGCTCCATCGGCTTCAACTCCTAGCGCCCCATCAACGCTAGTGCCAAGCGGTAATGCAATTCCTTCTGGGTTTAATGTCGCTGGCACAGTTGCAGCTAATCAGCAAGGCAATGTGGTAATTAATGTTAATGCTCCATCCGCTATTGATGAAGAAGGCTTTACCAGAGCAGTTATCTTGGCCCTCAATAACTCCACCAATCGCGGAACTACTGGCGCTGGAGATTTAAGGACTTCGGCTCAAATCTTATGACGCTTTGGACTCCCGATTGGCGAATCAAGGTCAATGGCACAGAGCTAACCTCAGTTACTCTGAGCAATCTAACTATTACCTCTGGCCGTCAAGATATTAATTCCCCAACTCCTGCAGGGTATTGCTCGGTTGAGGTTATAAATACCGATGGCACTAACTACTCATTTACAATTAATACGGCAGTTACAATTGAGATTAAAGATACTAGTGGAAATTATGTATCTCTTTTTGGCGGTAGAGTTTCAGACTTGCGACAAATAGTAAGAAGCGCTGGATCAAGTGCAGTTATAACTAGTCTTCGCATTACTGCTATTGGAGCGCTTTCAAAATTACAAAGAGCTATTTTTGATGGCAATTTGGCTGAAGGGCTAGATGGAGCTCAGATATTAGATTTGCTAGATGATTTGCTTTTAGGCTCTTGGAATGAAGTCCCACCAGCAGAAACTTGGGCAACCTATAATGCCACCGAAACTTGGGCAGATGCTCAAAATATTGGGCTGGGTGAAATTGATGCTGGCGAATATACGATGGTCAGCCGCCAGATTACCGATAGCATAATAGGCCCAATAGCCAATCAGATTGCTAATTCAGCCCTCGGTTATCTTTATGAGGATGCTAATGGTCTTATTGGATATGCAGACGCAAGCCATCGTCAAGATTACCTAGTGGCCAATGGCTATACAGATTTAGACGCTTCTCACGCCATAGCCTCGGGCATTGGCGTTATCCAGCGTCAAGGAGATTTAACCAACAAAATTATTATGGATTATGGCAACAATTTTAATAGCTCCTATACTGCTCAAGACACAACTTCTCAATCAACTTTTGGGCTATTTGCCGAGCAATTTAACAGTTATCTAAAGAACGCGGCCGATGTCGAAGATGTGGCAGATCGCCTAATCCAACTTCGCGCCTACCCTAGAGATACTTTCCAATCCATCACTTTTCCACTTCAATCCCCTGAAATTGATAATGCTGATAGGGATGCCCTATTGAATATATTTATGGGCCAGGCAGTCCGAATCACCAATCTGCCCCTTAATATCTTAGGTGGCGAATTTACTGGCTTTGTCGAAGGCTGGACTTTCAGCGCTTCGGTTTCGGGCCTCTCAATCAACTTCTTAGCTACCCCAACAGAGTTCTCGGCTTTTGCTCAACAATGGGCTCAAGTCAATGCAGCTGAAAGCTGGAATAGTGTTCTCAATACGCTAGAATGGCAAGACGCGATAGGAGTTATAAGCTAAATGGCTAATACAACCAATTTCAACTGGGAAACGCCAGATGATACAGATTTAGTTAAGGATGGCGCAGCTGCCATTAGAACCCTTGGCAATTCTATAGATACTTCATTTGTCGATCTTAAGGGTGGCACTACAGGACAAATTTTAAGCAAAGCTTCTAATACTGATTTAGATTATACTTGGATAGCCAATGATCAAGGCGATATAACTGAAGTCCAAGCTGGAACTGGTATTTCCGTAGCTTCAGGAACTGGCCCAATCCCGGTAGTAACTAACACAGTTGCCACAGCTATTGATGCCAAGGGCGACTTAATCGTAGGCACAGGAGCAGATACATTCGCCCGCCTAGCAGTAGGAACTAACGGGCACACACTTGTAGCGGATTCTGCGGAAACGACAGGATTGAAGTGGGCTGCGCCTGCTGCTGGTGGAAAAGTGTTGCAGGTTGTAAGTGGCACTTATTCAACTCAAACAACTGTGGCTTCAACTACCTACACAGATTCAGGATTAACCTTAAATATAACGCCTAGTTCTGCATCTAGCAAGGTAATGGTTTTAATCTCTTTCTCTATGATTGCGTATGGAGATACTAGGGGCCGAGGCGGTAAAGCAAGAATTATGAGAGATGCAACTGCGGTTGTAGATTTTGGCGGCACAGGAAATGCATCCACTTTAGGTGGAGTTGGTGCAACTACAGATGATTATGAGCAAAATCAGGCTATTCTAGGTTTTACTTATTTAGACAGCCCTGCAACAACTTCTGCAACTACTTACAAAGTTCAATTGGCAGTAGAAAACGCCGCAACCGGTGGTGCGGTTAGAGCTCAATTCGAAGGTGCGACTAGCACTATTACTTTAATGGAAATAGGTGCGTAATGGATTATTTAACACAAGCAATAAGAAAATTAAAACCTACTGCAGAGTTTTCATTTATTGATAATGATTATTCAACTATCAAATGGGATGTTTTAGAAGGCGAAGCCCCTACTCAGCCAGAGATAGATGCTGCCATTGAGCAGGTAAAAGCTGATGAGATAGCCCAAGCCGAAGCAAAGGCCGCCCAAAAGGCAGCTCTGCTAGATCGGCTAGGGATTACTGAGGATGAGGCTAAACTGCTTTTAGCAAAATCTTGAGGGATTGTGCTAAATAACTAATATGCCTAAATTATGCGCAGCAGGAATTCAACTTCGGGAGCAAATCGATGACGATTATCCTGATCGCGATAGGAAGTCTGATGGCTGGATTGCTGATGCTAGGCATCTTGCAAAGGGCACTTCTGACCACATACCAGACCCTAAGTCAGGAATCGTTAGAGCTTTAGATATTGATGCTGATTTATCAGCTCACAAAGAAGAGGCTTATGCTCTGGTTGAGAAGATTCGCAAGTTAGCCAAAAAGGGCGATAAGCGAATTGCTTACATTATTTTTGATGGAAAGATTATGAGTCCGATATTGGGATGGAAGCGCAGAAAATATAACGGCGCGAATCCTCACCGGTCGCATTTTCACATTTCATTTACAACTTTGGGAGACAAAGATGGCAGTTTTTTCAACCTCGAAGGAGAAGCTAATGAGCGACTTAAAGAAAATGGCAGAGAGCTGGGCCAAGACATTCCTAGCAACGGCACTAGCGACTTATCTAGCAGTCGGCCTAGATGTCGATGCAATTGCCAATGCCGCTCTAGTGTCAGTCTTGCCTAGCATCATCAATTGGCTCAACCCCAACTATGAGCGTTACGGTAAAGTCCGTTAATGCCAGCGGCTGAATTGGCCACCTTAGTAGCTTCAGTCTTAGGCTCAATAGCCTTGCTGATTGCTGGCCTTCGCTACATAATTAAATTGGAAAATATCCCCATAGTGTCGCGCCTTGATAAGATGGAGTCTCAGCTAGAATTAGCCCTAGCGAAGGGAGTCCGAAATGGCAACGCGAAAGCGCGTAAGTAAAAAGCCAGTCAAGCGTCCGAAAAGACGCAGGACTACTAAAGAAACCCCATTAACAAAGCTTGATTTCTGGGCTATTGCTGCTAATGAAGTTTATAAAGCCTGTCGCAGAGCAGGAATGGACGAAGGCACTTCGCTTGCTTTTGCTA